CGGCGTCTATCTGCATCGAGGATTACCCCGGAAAAAAAGCCACCGGCAAACCACGGCTGTCTCTGGTACCGCCAGCACTCATTGAGGCCGTCAGCCGGGTTCGGACGTTCATTACAGCGGATGGAGGAAAAGATAACTGGCCGAATCGGGATCCGGCAACAATCATGGATGAATTGATGTTCCATACATATGAATACCTTAGAGATAAGGATGCAGTTGACGAAGATACAGGACTTTCACATCTGGATCACATGGCCTGTCACGTTTCCTATTTGTGTGAAATTGAAGAACGTGAGAAGGGCCGGATTAAATGAAACTGTTGTATGACGGATATCAGTGGTGAAGACCAAGAAAGGAGTTAAAGATGAGTGAAAAATTTCTACTTGTGCTACTAATCTGTGCGACACTGATCGTTTTGGCGTTGATCGGAAAGAGCAAAAAGTAGAGGAGAAGGATGATCATAGTTAAGAAAAGACCAATGTCGGATGCAAACAGAAAGCACCTTCAGCGCATCTTAGGTATTGAACCCATTTTAGGAGACTTAAGTGCACCGGAACACATTCAAATGTGCGAGCAATTATGGGCTGGATTTGAATATGGATTACAACATCCTGACCCAGAATTAGCCAATTGGTTTCGCACACTTGTGGAGGAGAAAATAAATGAACGACAAGGTTAGAGAGTACAGAGAAAAAAACAAGAGATGTAAGTTTTGTAATTATTACACCGAGAAGCCGGGTGTTTTTGGATCCGTTTCGTTTTGTATGGCAAAGAAAACATATCTGCAAAGAAACGAGGCAGATACTTGCGAACTCTATGATGTAGCAGAGGAAGAGATCTGACACGAGGCTCCTTATATATATAAACCTTATTCATATTCTATTTCGGCCTTGTAATGGGTATTAACTTATCAACGTTGAGGGATGTAAAAATGAGCAGACGAAAAGGATACAGTAGCAAAAACTATGAATGTCTGTTTGATGACGAAAATCAGATCACCATTGCGGATCTCTTTACCCGGGGCGAAGTGCTTCGTTATCGGACAAAGACCATCACCTCCGGACCGATTGTAGAATGTGAAATCTTTCCTATCTGGAAAAGTAGATCCGAAGTGAAGAAAGCCAGAGAGTATGTTACTCCGGAGGCTCAGCGTGCAGTGAACGAGCGAAACGCTAAAAAAACGAT